AATGCTCAGGAAGCATGGAGTGCACGCTACGTTCACGAGACAATTGCGATGGGGTTCAGTATTACTGAAGAAGCCATCGAAGATAACTTGTATGACTCACTGTCTGCTCGTTATACGAAAGCATTAGCTCGTGCTATGGCGTACACTAAGCAAGTTAAAGCTGCGTCTATTTTGAACAATGGATTTGCTGCTGGCACCACTTACGGTGACGGACAGCCATTGCTCTCAACAGCGCATCCGCTTGTTTCTGGTGGCACCAACGCGAACCGCCCAACTGTTGCGGCTGACCTTAACGAGACTTCTCTTGAAGCCGCCGTTATTGGTATTAGCCAGTGGACAGATGAGCGAGGATTGTTGATCGCTGCTCAGCCACGGAAGCTCATCATTCCACCAGCATTGCAATTCGTTGCAACTCGTCTGTTGGACACTGATGGTCGTGTAGGTACTGCGGATAACGATATTAACGCTCTTCGCAATAACGGTTCTATCCCTGAAGGATATGCTGTTAACCACTACCTCACAGACACCAATGCTTGGTTCTTGATGACTGATGTGCCTAACGGCCTGAAGCACTTTGTTCGTACCCCAATGTCTACATCTATGGATGCTGACTTTGACACGGGCAATTCGCGCTACAAGGCTCGTGAGCGTTATTCCTTCGGGGTTTCTGACCCACTAGGAATTTACGGATCACCCGGTGCGTAATTAGTGTGGGGGGCAACTATTGCCCCCCATTACTTTTTGTGATATAAGATACCAATCCCTGACAGTTACATTCCCGTAACTGACTAACCCAAGACAGGAGATTAACATGGGTACTACTACATTTTCTGGTCCTATTCGGGCTGGCACTATTCGTAACACTAATGGCACAACAGTAGGTACTGACGTAGCAAACGTCGGTTATGTTGTAATGTGTCAATCCTATACAGCCGATCTATCTGGCGGTGCACTTGCTGCGGTCGTCACTGATATGGTCATTCCCGCTAATTCCAAAATCGTTAACATTATTGTTGATTTAGCTGTTGCAGCTAACACCACTACTAACATTAGTGTTGGTGATACTGTTGGCGGCGCTTCCACATACATTAACACTCTTGCTTCAGGAACAACCGTAGGCATCAAGGCCCTTGGTATTTCTGGTGGTGGAACCCTTGCTTGGGGCAACACAGGAACTGCTGATGAGCGTTTAACTGTTACTTCTTCCGCAGCTACTACTGCGGGTAGTGCAGTAATTACTGTAATGTATGCACAGGCGTTTAACACTGCAATTCAACCGTAATAGAGAGGTGATAACATGGCTGCTAATTTAGTACGCGCATTTAACTTCTCGCAGGGTGATACTGCTGCTCTTGTTGGTCCAAACCGCTCCCGTATATTGGGTGTGTTGGTCAATGCCGCCGCCGCGTGTACGTTTCAATTGCGTAACGGTACCGCTGCTGGGGATATACTTTTGGACCTTACATTACCTGTAGGCTGGAACGACGTTTATATACCCGCAGACGGTATATTGGCTAGTGACGGCTGTTTTGTTGCCGCGCTTACTGGCACTAGTAACAAAATAACTCTGATATTGGAGTAGGTTATGCGTTCTTACTATAAAAGCGGAGGCTCGGTTAAAAAGTCTGCCGCTTGGACTCGTAAGGAAGGTAAGAGTGAGTCTGGTGGTCTTAATCAGAAGGGTGTGGATAGTTACAAACGGGCAAATCCCGGCAGTAAATTAAAGACTGCGGTAACTACCAAACCTAGTAAACTGAAGAAAGGCTCCAAGGCTGCGAATAGACGTAAGTCTTTTTGCGCTCGCATGAAAGGAATGAAGAAACGTAACACAAGCTCTAAGACGGCTAACGATCCGAACAGCCGTATTAACAAGAGCTTGCGGAAATGGAACTGTTAAAAAACTGGAGATAGAGTGATGAAAGCGAAAAAATACAACATGGGTGGAATGATGCCGAAAGGTGGTCCAATGCCCCGAAAAAAGAAGCCCGGACAACCCGCGCCGTACGACGATAGTGGCGTTCCGTTAGGTGGTCCAAAAGGTCCAAAACCTATGCCGGGTGGAGACCCAATGCCTTCAGGCGGTCCTAAAGGTTCTGTAATAGTTGATCCCGCTAAGAAGAAAAAGCGTGCTCCTATGCGGGTGGGTCAAGGCCGTGGCGGTGCTATGCCCATGATGAAAAAGGGCGGCAAGGTTCGTGGTTGCGGTATGGCTAAGCAAGGCGTTCGTAAAGCCAAAATGGTAACAATGAAGGGCGCATAATGCGTAGTTACTATAAGAAAAGCAGTAGTGGATGCGGCTACAAAAAGGGCGGCTCTGTAAAAGATTCGTGCTATAGGAAGGTAAAGGCGAGTTATAAAGTCTTTCCTTCCGCGTACGCATCGGGCGCTATTGCTAAATGCCGGAAGAAAAAGGCTGGAAAGTAATGCGTACGTACTACAAATCTGGTGGTGAAGTACGCAAGACAGCTAAAGGCGCGTCGTTAAAACGCTGGTTTAAAGAAGACTGGAAAGATGTTCGTACTGGGAAAGCCTGTGGACGCAAAAAAGGGGAATCACGAGGTACACCTTATTGTAGACCTAGTAAACGTGTAAGTGGCAAAACCCCTAAAACGAGTAGCGAAATGAGTGCGTCTGAAAAACGTAGCAAAATCGCTGAAAAGAAACGGTTGGGACAACCTGCGGGTAAACCGCGTAGGGTATCTTCAACTAAACGTAAGGGGAAAAATTGATGGAGATTTTTCAAAACGGTAGGTTCTCGTCAGGAGGACCAGTCTATCAAATTGGTGTAAAACAATCTGATGGCACGTACGACATTAAAGTCTACGATACAATGACCAAAGAACAAGCCGAAGCCAAACTTAAATCTATGGGTGTAAAACCTACGCCTGTTAAAGCCCCCGTTAAAGAAACCGCGCCTGATTACGCAGAGTTATCCAAGAAAGAACTTGAGGTGCTCATGCGAGGACATGGCGTTGAGCTAGACCGCCGTAAATCTAAAACTAAGCTACTAGCGGAAGTACAAGCGTACTTTAAAGGCAAGTAAACATGGGAATGGGTGTTAAACATTACTTTAAAGACGGTAAAGAGCATAAGGGTAGTATGCACAAGCACCCTGATGGAACTCTTATGACTGGAAAAAGTATGTCTAAAACAGCTAAAAAATTGTTCCACTATGGCAAGCTCTCCAACAAAGCCAAAGTCAAAGCTAAATCAGGGTGGGGTAAATAATGGCTACATCAGGCACTACAACATTTAACATGGACTTCACGGAGATTGCTGAAGAAGCGTGGGAACGTGCGGGACGTGAACTACGTTCTGGGTATGACCTTCGTACTGCTCGTCGATCTATGAACTTGATGACTATCGAGTGGCAGAACCGTGGCATTAATATGTGGACAATAGAGCAAGGCTCTCTTGATCTCGCGCAGGGGCAGTCAACATATGCCTTACCTGACGATACCATTGATTTAATGGAACACCAAATACGCACGGGCGCGGGTAGCACCTCGTTACAGTCCGATCTTACTATAAGTCGTATTAGTGTGAGCACTTACGCGTCTATCCCTAACAAGTTAACACAGGGTAGGCCAGTACAGGTTTTCATCCATAGGAACAGCGGACAAACTTATCCTTTAGGGATTACACTAGCAGCTACTGTGTCTAGTACAGATACTACAGTTACTTTAAGTGGAATTTCTGATTTACCACCCGCAGGTTTTGTAAAGATTGAAGATGAAATAATAAACTATGGCAGTATTGACGGTAACGTCTTACAGAACTGTTTTAGAGGACAACAAGGTACAACCGCAGTTGCACATACAGTAATTCCGGGTGCTCAAGCACTTCCTGTGTATTGGGAACAAGTTCCTGCGGCTACTGTGTGGCCTATCCCTGATGGTACGCAAAGCTATCAACTTGTATATTGGCGTATGCGTCGTATTGAAGACGCTGGTAGTGGTGTACAGACCGCAGATATGAACTTTAGGTTCTTCCCTTGCTTGGTTGCAGGGTTAGCTTATTATATTGCTATGAAAGACCCACAGCTTATAGAGCGAGTGGGAATGCTAAAACAAATTTATGATGAGCAATTCGCCCTAGCCGCGCAAGAAGATCGTGAAAAAACCTCTGCGCGTTTTGTGCCTAAAATAGGTAGAATATAGTATGGGTGATAGGTTCGCATCTGCTAAGAAAGCCATCGCTTTATGCGATGTTTGTGGGTTTCAATATAAACTCAAAGAGTTGCGTAACCTTGTGGTTAAAGGGCGAGACACAGACCTTAAAGCCTGCCCCGAGTGCTGGAATCCGAGCCAGCCGCAACTTAAACTAGGGGAATATCCTGTAAATGATCCGCAGGCTATACGAGACCCTAGAATAGATACAAGTCTTGGGGAAGCTGGGCCATACAGTAGTAGAGACATTCAATGGGGATGGAATCCAGTAGGCGGAGGAAATGATCCGTATGGGCTTAGCCCTAACTCATTAGTTGGTACTAGCTATTTAGGGCAAGTTACCGTAAACATTACGTAGGAGTAGTAAAATGAACGTATTTGATATGAAAGAACCCAAGGTCATCAAGGCCAAAGGGGTGCAACCTGTTAAGGACGCACCAAAGCCCAACATGACTGGTGTCAAGACTACAGGCGTTAAAATCCGTGGTACAGGCGCAGCTACAAAAGGGACTATGGCTCGTGGGCCAATGGGGTAAACTATGAACTATAGCGAGTTAAAAACAAATATTGAGAACATCACTGAAAACTCTTTCACTGATGAACAACTCGCTATGTTCACTGAACAAGCCGAACAGAAGATATATAATACTGTTCAAATTCCTGCTTTACGTAGAAATGTAACGGGAACACTTAGTTCAGGAAACAAGTACCTTGGTGCGCCTACAGATTTCCTGTGGAGCTATTCACTAGCGGTTGTTGATAGTGCTGGAGACTACCATTACTTACTCAATAAAGATGTAAATTTTGTTAGGGAAGCGTATCCTAGTGCTTCGTCACAAGGATTACCGAAACATTACGCATATTTTGATGATGATTCGTTTCTCTTAGGGCCTACCCCTGATGGCGCTTATACAATGGAATTGCATTATGGGTATTACCCTGAGTCAATTGTTACAGCGGGTACTACATGGTTAGGTGATGAGTTTGATTCAGCGTTACTTAATGGGGCATTGATCGAGGCAATACGCTTTATGAAAGGCGAGCCTGATCTAGTGCAGTTTTATGAACGTTTATATGTTCAATCGCTAAAACTGCTTAAAACTTTGGGCGATGGTAAACTTCGTGAGGATACATATCGCTCTGGGCAGTTTAGAATGAAAGTAGAATAGGAGATAAGAAATGGCAATATCACAAGCAATGGTAACTTCCTTCAAGAAAGCACTTCTTGATGGGGAGATGGACTTTAGTTCCAACACGTCTCAGACGTTTAAGATCGCACTGTTTACCTCATCCGCAACATTGGGTGCAACGACAACGGCGTATAGTACAACAAACGAAGTATCCGGTACGGGTTATACAGCGGGTGGTAACACGTTAACCGTTGTAGCTCCCACAACGTCTGGCACTACAGCGTTCCTAGATTTTGCGAACACTACGTGGGCTACTGCAACAATTACTGCTCGTGGGGCGTTAATTTACCAATCAGGCGGGACTAATCCTGCTGTTGCGGTTCTTGATTTTGGAGCTGATAAGACATCAACAGCGGGTGATTTTACAATTCAATTCCCTACTGCTGATGCGTCTAACGCCATCATACGAATAGCGTGATGACTGATGGCTGACGTACTTGTAACCTATGGAGGTTGGTCTGCTGGTGGGTGGGGCAGTACCGCGTGGGGTACGGATGTACAGATGCCGTCAGCTACAGGTGCGGTTGGTACTGTATCTGTTAGTGGTGCCGCTACGGTTCAACCTGCTGGGCTTGAAGCTACAACAGCCGTAGGTACAGTTAGTGTTGTTGCGGAAGCTAATATCTTCCCGACAAATGTAGTAGGTACGACAGTTCTTGGTAGTGTAGTTGTAGACGCTGCGGCTAATGTAGCGGTTACAGGTGTTTTAGGCACATCTACATTAGGTAGTGTAGTTGTAGACGCAGGAGCAGTTGTTTCCCCCGTTGGGCTAGAAGCCACGACAGAGCTTGGAACAATTGTAGTTTCTGCCGCTGCTAATGTGGCAGTGACTGGTAACGTAGGAACAAGTGCACTTGGTAGTGTAACTATAGAAGCGGGAGCGGTTGTTTCCCCCGCAGGTTTATCCGCTACAAGCGGGCTAGGTTCAGTAGCTGTTGTTGCTGAAGCAAATATCTACCCCGTTGGGGTAAGCGCTACAAGTGCTTTAGGCACAGTCTCTGTAGCAGGAGACGCAATCGTCGCAACATCTGGTCTTGCAGCCACAGGTTCTATTGGAACTGTTTTTGTACAGCTAGGTATTGTAGAAAATGTAACAGGAGTCTACGGACAAACACAACTCGGTAGTGTAATAGTTGCAGCTAACTCAGATGTAGCTGTAACAGGTGTAAATGCAGCAGGCGCGGTAGGTACAGTATTTGTTTGGGGAGACATAAATGACAATCAAAACCCCAATTGGCAAAATATTGCTGGCGCACAAGCACCAACTTGGGGTAATGTTTCAACAGGACAGACTCCTAATTGGCAAGATATAGCCGCGTGAGGATTAAAAGATGACAACACAGTACACTTCGACACTTAAACTAGCCCTTCCTGTCCAAGGGGAACTCAGTGGTACATGGGGGGATGTTGTAAACGACAATATCACTTCTATGATTGAGCAGGCCATTGTCGGGCGTGCAGTCATTAACACGTGGTCGAGTAACTCCCATGTGCTGACTAGCGCTGATGGTACAACCTCTGAATCGCGTTGTGCGATGTTAGAGTTCACCGATACAGGATCAAATCTTACTGGGGCAGCGACTGTCGTATGCCCTACAGCCGCTAAAATTTATATTGCTAAGAATGCTTCAGGGCAAGCCGCTACGCTTAAAACATCTGGTGGCTCAGGTATTGCAATACCAAATGGCAAAACAATGTTTCTCTTCTGTGACGGCACTAACGTCGTAGAGGGCGCTACAAATATCGAATCGCTATCTGTTGGTGGGTACACAGTCTCTCTTGCAGGAACTTTGACTACCGCAGCGGCGTTTACAACGGCTGGAGCGAATGCACTCACGTTAACAACTACGGGNGCAACTAACGTAACTNTACCTACAACAGGCACGTTAGCTACTCTTGCGGGTACAGAGACGTTTACTAACAAGACGTTAACTGGCCCAACAATTACATCTCCTACGCTTACTGGTTCTATTACAGCTACTGACGTTACGATTTCTGGCAATACCACGATTGGCGATGCTGCGGCGGATACGCTGACTGTTAACAGTACCATTACGTCTAACCTTATATTTACTGACGCTACCTACGATATAGGCGCAACGGGCGCTACACGCCCACGTAATATCTTCTTATCAGGTAATGCTACAGTTGGCGGGGATATTACTCTCGCTGGTGGAATAGACGT